AAAAAGCGCAAAGGAGAATTGACGAAGGTTGTTTTCAAAAACATATGTACGAGAAAGATAAAAGTAAAAAACTAGTGGTAATTGAGTACTAGACTTTTTTAAATGTTTTACAACTTTACAGTATATGGAAATTAGGGGTATAAGAATTATAGAAATGTTTAATATTGCAAACACTTTAAAGAAATGCAATCGAGCCATTATAAGCTATGCAACCCCTATTTTTTATATACATTGTTATTGTTAGTGTGTGGCAAGCGTAGGTGTGTCTACCTGCGGAGGTCTTATTTTAAGCTGTGGTGCTAGCCGAAAAGCACAGACCTTTTGAGCCACATATTAACTCTAACGTACCCTTTTAAGGAAAGTGCTGACTAAATTAAACTATAAGTTAAAAAATACAAAATGAACGAAAAAAAAGTTATAGAAATACTAGAAAATAAATATGGATGGATAAATCTTTCGGAGGCTAAAGGCTTATTAAAAGAATTGCCAAAAGATATTATGAATGCAACTATTGAAGCATTTTCTTTAAAAGATGTTGTTGCAAGTTTTAAGTGTAGAAAAGAAGAAATATTTGGTGAAGATAAGTGTAAAAAAGAATGCGAGGATTGTTTAGAATATTACAAAAGTAATTAAAATTTGTTACAACAATTATTATAACAAGTAAACGTATTACAATACCATGAAAACACTTGCACACACTAAAGTTATAAGAATAGACGAAGAAATGCTAAATACTTTTAAAAACATGAAATATTTAAATATAGATGTAGGCAAATTTATACGTTTAGCCATAAAAGAAAAATTAGAAAAAGAGCATAAATATTTTAAACCAAAAGAAATAGAAGATAGTTTTTCTATTCGATTAAAAAAAGCTATATTAGCGAATCATTAAAAACATAAAAAAACATGACAAAAAAAGCAAGATGGCTAAATAAAAAAGAAGCTGAATTACTAGGTTTTAAAGTGAAAAAAAATGATGGTAAACGAAATCAAAACAGATACCAAGTAGAAGAAGAAGATTGGGAATTTATACAAGCAAAAAGAAGTGCACCTAATAAACGTAAATTTGTAGAAACAATACAAAAATTAGACAAAGATGGTAACTCCATTTCAACTGTTAAAAAATTACAATCTAAACCGATTAAAATTCCAGATAATTTTGAAGTAATAAAAATATCAACTTCCGAAACTACTGGGCAACAATGGGTACAAACAGCACCTAGAAAAATAACACCTTTAGAAGTCGTTGATAGTTTTGACTTTGAAAGTATTATAAAAAAATATATAAACCCTTTAAAAGAAAAAGATTTTATAAACAAAGTAAAAGAAAGTAAAGACTTCGATACTTTAACTTATACAGACGTGCATATAGGTATGGATTCTGACAAAGATAATAACACTATGTATAAATCAGAATGGAATAAAAAAGAGTTGCTTAAATCGGCTGATTTGATTATAGAAAAGACTTTAAACGAAAAGCAAAGCAATATCTTATATATTGATGATTTAGGTGATTTTTTAGATGGTTTTAATGGAGTAACAACTAGAGGCGGTCATTCTTTGCCACAGAATATGACAAACGAACAATGTTTTGATGCAGGTTTAGAATTTAAGTTAAAAGTACTTTATGGAGTAGCAGACCATTACGAGGAAATATACTTTAATAATATCTGCAACGATAATCATTCTGGATCTTTTGGATATTTTGTAAACGAAGCATTTAAGCAAATAGCGGAACTACAATTTAAAAAAGTAACCGTAACAAATCACAGAAAGTTTATAAATCATTATTTTGTTGGAGATATTTGTTTCTTAATCTCACACGGTAAAGATGATAAGTCTTTAAAATTTGGATTTAAACCTCATTTAGATTTAAAAGGTGCTGATAAGATAGACCAATATTGTAAGCAGAATGAAATTTATAAAACAGCTAAGTTAATTATATTTAAAAAAGGAGATAGCCATCAAGCGTTATTTGATATGTGTACAAGTGATGACTTTTACTATTTTAATTACCCTGCACTTTCTCCCAGTTCTAATTGGATTAAAAATAACTTTAAACTAGGTAGACGTGGTTTTGTAAATGAATCTTTTAAAGGTTTAGAATTAACACAAAAAATACATTTTATTAAGTAGTATTTAATGTAAAAATGGATTTATAATTTATACTTAAAAGCATACAATTTGTAAACAATTAAGTAAATTATATCTTTTTAAGTATAATTATAAAAACTTATTTTTAAGCATTATAACAAGTAAAGATACAGATATCAATGAGGTTAAAATTAACCAAATAGGATATCTGTATTTTATTTTTATCACCTCTTTAATTTCTACTTTAGATTGGTAATTACTTTTAAATTCTTTTTGTTTTGACTCAATAATACTGTCTATATTAACTTCTACTTTTATAACGTTTTTATCGCTGTATAGTTTAACTTTTGTTTTATTAGCTATTAACGTCTTTTCAAATGTCTTTAAAGCACCTAAAGAATCGCACGGACTATCTACATACAAAACCTCTTTAACTGGCTTAAACACCGTTTTAATAAGTTCTTTGTAAATCGTATCTTTAACAATGCGTTCCTTGTACTCGATAGTAGACTTCTTAGCCACACAGCCAATAAAAAAAAATAATAGTAAAAATATATAAGATTTGTTTGTTAGTTTCATTTTATGTTGTATATTTGAGGGCTGATGATAATTTTTCCATGTGTTTTTATGTGTTTTCCCCTTCAATTTTGGAGGGGTTTTTTACTTTAAATACATTTCAACTTCTCTTTTACGTCTACGAATTAAGCCATTTAGTCTAATGCCTCCACCTGTTACAGCACAATTAGCCCAATAATTAAACATTTCTTTTCCGCTCAACCTAGTATTTACGTTTCGGAATAAATTATAATATTTTTTAGTACCATTCTTAGCGATATAAGTAGCACCAGCGTTGTAAACGAATGATACAATTGCATCAAATTCATTTTGGTTTAAATCATCTCTACAAAGTTTATTGACTAATGGCGCAAAAACCTTGTTTATATGCCCTAATTTTAATCTTAAAGCCTCATCTTCATTAATGGGTTTATCAGCCATTGTAACACGCTTTTTTGTATCAAAGTAATACGTAGTGCCATAACCAATAGTTGGTACTTTAGAGGGGCATAAATAAGGTTTACTTCTAAAACTCTCAAACTCTTTTAAAAAGTCTAATAACTCTTTTGATACTTTTGTAATCATTATTTAAAAAAGTATTTAAAAATGAAGTTAAAAAACAAGGCAATTACAGCGCCCGCACCGTACACTTTTGCTTTATCTATTTGGTTACCTTTCTTTATTTCGTTAATGTCAAAAACGTTAACCTTAACCTGTTCAACTAATCCTTTTTGATTGGTTTTATTATTGTTTTCTAAGTACCCTAATATTTCAGCATTTTTTAACTCTTGCTTATTAACATAACTAGAAAAATCACATGACAATTGGAATTGGTCAGCTGCTATTTTTTTATTGCTGTCTGCTAATGCATCTAGTTTTAAACTCATTAAAAGCAATACCTCTTTTTGTGTTTTAACAACTGCCATTTTTACTCTATTTTTTTGTTGATTGCTTTCTTTATTAACTCAATTAACGTTTCATTTTTAAATAGGAATAACGCCCCGCCAATAACAACTAATGAACCTATAAAGCTAATTGATGGCTCTGGGGTTGTAGCATCTTTTACAGCTAAACCCCAAAAAATTAAACCTAAAATATTTGTAATTATGTTTTTCATATTATAAACTAAACGCTGTTTTAAAATAATTATTAATAGTCGTTTTCGTAATTGATTGCATAGAAAACTCGCAAAATCTTACTTGATTTTTTATATTTGGTGCAATAGAACTCGTATACACGCAATAGTACTTTCCATTATGTTTCTGAGCCATTTGATAAAATGCAGAATATTCATTAACACCTTGCACAAATTTAGACTGCGTTAAATCTGTTTTATCAATTTCTAAAAACAGTATTTCTTCCCTTGTAACAGGAGATACTAGCAAATATAATTTACCCGAATCCTCCATAAATGTACATCTTGAAGTAGTATCTTCTAGATATATTACTTGGTCAAACTCATCATTTACTATTGAATATCTTGTTAGTGCGACTGTATTTCTGCCGTAGATTTGCCTTATTACCATCCATACATAGTCTCCAATAACGTAAACCCCTGTTTCATAATTAGCAACAATACCCTTTAAATTAGGTGTCGCTACAAAATGATAGTTAATAAAGTCAGTTGTTTTTAAAATTGCCCCTTGAAAGTACTGCACGCTACCTAACCCGGTATAGTACCAGTTAACCCCATCTTCAACTCTTTTTGATACATTTGGTTGTATGGCCTGATAAAAACCTAATTCTGCAATTCCTAAGTGCTTTAAAGCCGCATTTATATTTGTGTTGTTTAATTGATATGTTGTGCCTTCATAAACGAAATTTAAAAGATGCACATTATCAAATAAACCTGTACTAATGTTGAATGGTCTACAAGCAACTACATAAGGAGTTCCTGTAAATTGCATCGAACAATTTATAAAAACTTTATCACCAACAACTTTTAAATTTGGGTCAAAAACAAAAGATGTTAAGGCAAACCCGTTATATGTTGTCCCTGTTATAAAAACATCAAATCTTTCCACGACAGTGGGAGAATCTATGTGAAATTTATGAAGTCGTAACTCATCTGGTTCTTCATTGTTGTTTACAGTATTTAACATATAAACAATATAAACATTACCATTAGAATCTATATCCATACAATGCGTATGGGTAAACGGTGAATCAAATGGAGCTATATTAAATTCAACCTTAAAATCTTTAAACTCTTCTGTACATTTTAAACTATTAATATACATACTCATCGTATTCTCTGGTATCAATGATGAGTTATGATGTATCAACCCTTTAGTTGCATAAATTCTAGTGTCTAAAGCGTAATCATTTGTTTCATTAAAATTTAACTCTATTACTTTTTGAGCAGATTTTAAATTTTCAGTAACAGTTAAAGCACCATAAGTAAGGTCATTGTTTAAGAAAAAGTAAGGAAAGTATTTAGGTACTTCAAACTCAAGATTAATAATATTATCACCAGATGGAATCGTTACGATTGTTTGAGGTATAATATCACCTGTCCAGTCTGATTTTCCAAAAGCATACAAAAGAATTTCAACAGGTGTATTAATTCTTCCTTTTATTGTGTATTTTTTGCCGACCGTGCCTTTCCATTTTTGATATCTTAAAGATGCTGTTGTCCCTGTTGCTGTTGTAATACCTGCTAATCGGCTTAAAAACCTTGTTGCATCAATAGCAAATAAACCTGTTTGAATAGTTTTAGCGTTTTCACCATCAATTTTTACAGCAGTTACTAACTGATTAACAGTGTCTTTGTTAACAAAAATAAAAGTAATACCACTAGGTATTAACACCTCTAAATTCACCTCCTGAAAACCTGTTGAAGTATAATTTACTTGAATTGATGTGTTTGCAAGATTGCTATCCGCAGATAGTCCATATTTCATTACATCTGTTCTACTACCGACATCTATTGTGCCACTTATAATAACTAATTGACCTTCTTTTACTGGGAATTTATTGAAATCTAAACCAGATGTAAACCCAACTGTTTTATCAATTTTTACATACCCGCCAATCGTTTCAGAAAAACTTTTGATTTTATAAATCCCCTCGGACAATTGTAATTTGTCTTTTAAAACACTGGTTTCTCTTAAAGATTCTATAATTGTGGAAACAACTACGCCAACAGAAATGTTATTTATCAAATCTTTATTTACAAATAAAAATGTAGCCGTTTCTGGTACTACAACACTTTCATTTATAGCATTTTCTCCTGTCAATTGATTAACTTGCGTAGATGATAATATTGAACCAGTTGAGCTAGTCGTTCCAAAGGCATAAATAGCCATTCCAATGCTTAAACTGTTATTTACAATTCCACTAATTATTAAACTATCACCAATATTTACAGCTATTTTTGAAACTTTAAAAGAGCTGTTTGAAACTAAACTAGATTCAGTATTTATATAACCGACAGATGTACTTGCAACATCTAAAATATTAACAGCTTCTGTTAATTGTCGTTTACTTGCTAAATTAGATAGTCTTTCATTATTAGAAATTATTTCAGATAATTTATGACCAACATAAACATTATTAGCAATATCTTTATTTAAAAATAAGTAAGTCATTCCTGTGGGTACAATCACTTCAATATTATAAGTATTCTCACCTATTGCTTGGTCAACTCTTGTACTTTGGTCAATAGTTACAGAACCGCTTTCAGTACCAAAAGCATAAACTGCCATTGCTGCTGTTGCATTTATAACCCCTTTAATTAAAATAGTTTTTCCAGCAACAATAGGGTATTTATTTACATCATAACCGGCTAAAGCGGTTAAAGTTCCACTTGTATTTAAGTATTTCCCTGGGGATGCACTATTAGAATTAATTACGTAAACACCTTCTGACAGTTGGTTTTTTATTGAGTTGTTTAAGTTTTGAGCGTTGCCTGTAAAAGTACCTTTATCTAGTTTTAAAGCTAAGGCAGTAGCTTGTGGTGTACTTACTGGCTTATTTGCATCGCTTGTATTATCTACGTTCCCTAAACCTACCATCGACTTGGTAATACCTCCAACTGTACCCGTAAATGTTGGGTTTGCTACATTGGCTTTTAAAAGAACCGCATTTTCCCTGTCTGTTACCTCTGCATCTATGTTATTTTGCAAGGCTGTATCTGCGCTTGCTCTGTTAATTATTTCAGCAGCAATATCGTCTACATTTACGTTTACAGATATTTTAATCTCGTTCATATTTGCAGCAGTAATTTTGTTTATTTCTGCTGCAGCAATTGTGCTTGCTGTTACTTTATTGGTGTATGCTATCTTAGCCATATTTATATTATTGTTTCAATTGGTAAATCTAAAATTCCAGATAAATCTTCTGTTTGTGTAATTGTTCCGTAACCTTTTAAGGTTGCTGAAAAAGATATAAATTCATCTATATTACTTTCATTGCTTAATGTTATAATTTGCCCCTTCCCTGTTTCAGTCATTCCGTTACGTCCATTTATAATTTTCCAGTCGATTAAAACTCTATTTCTTTTAATATTTTGTAATCGGTCGTAACCTATCTTTGTAGGGTCGCCAAAACTACTTATGCTATTAATTACTATTCCGCTAAACTCAATATTATAACTTTGATTGGTTAAAACTTGTGTTTTCCAACCTGCATTGTCTTGTGTAGTGGTGTCTAAGAAATCTATTTCTTCACTAAAACTATTTGACGTCAATAATCCAATCGGAAAAAAACCACCTACTCCAAAATCAATATATAATATGTTATAAATTCCGTTTATCATAATTCATTCAAAGATAGATAAAAACTATCGTAATGTTAAAAATATTAACCTTTAATTGTTGGCTCAACTACGTTTCCGTAATCAAATGTAATTAGGTAATCAATATCGCTTAATATATTAGTGTTTAACACTTCTTGCCAAGTTATAGTGGTGGTGTTATTTAATGCGTCATAGTTGTAGGCTATGGGCATAAACAAACCTGTTACATTGTTAATTGTGCAAATTGATAAATAATTTATAAACCCAAAAACATCCCCGCTAAACTGTCTTAGCGGTCTTGCGTACATTTTCATTCTTTCTTCACCCATTATTTGTATAATCGGTTTACTTTGGGATGCTCCAAAACGTGTCCATAATTGCGTAGGTGTATCTTCATCATTTTTATAAATAGTACCTATATATACATCGCTTGGATTGTCAGCATTAAACACTTCTTTAGTATCTTTTATTTTACTGCTAGGCTTTGTTTTTCTTTGAAATGTATGGTTTTCACCCTCTTTAGTTTCACCGTCTGGGGATGGTTTTAATTCTATATTAGATAATAAAGTGTGTCCTGTTTTATCTGCAGCAGAATTATGAACACCCACCGAAAACAATTGTATTTTAATGTCCCCCGTTATTGGCAATTCGGCTGATGTAATTGAAAAACTTGTTAGTACTTCGCTACCTACTCTTTGCTGCTCTGGGAATCCACTATAACTAGGGTTTATTATACTTTCTTCTAAAAATATAGCTCCACTTGATACCCATTCGCCAAATTGGTTTAAATAATAAGTAGTTGTACCGTCTGTTAAAACAATCGCAGAAATAAAGTTAATTGCATCACCTATACAAGTAAACGAGCCAGAATATGTTATTTTTTGCCCTAAAGTTAGGTTTATTAAATCTGATGTAGTTGTTAGTGTAGCTGGGTTGTTAATCAGCATTTCAAACCCATACGCAAAGCCATTTAATCCATATTCCGCATAAGGGTAATTAATATAAGATGCATTATTTACAGTCCAATCTTCGGTTACATCGTTAAAAGTGTATAAAACGCTGTTATTATATAACGATTTAACTAAACCATATTTATAATTAATTCTATAAGCTCCAATACTATTAACCGTACTTAATTGTTGATTTCCGTTAACGTGATGAGGATAAAATGCGTCTACTTGACTACCTAAATTAAAATCAAAATCGATTGTTTTTGTGGTTGGACTATTAGCAACTCCATCATCATCATAACTAAAGAAAACACGCTCAGAATTATCTACTAAAGTGTTAGGTTTGTAAATTACCCATTCTCCTTTATAACTTGTTATAACAGCTCCAAATGGCTCTAATACACTACGCAATACCTCATCACATTGCATAAGTGTATCTTTGTCATCTTTTACAAATCGATTTGAATTAAAATACACATTTGCAAAAGTGTCTAAAGTTTGCGTTAATCCATTGTAATACACCCCTATATTGGTTAAAATATTTTGAGGTGTTTTAGTTCGTTTTAAGCAGTTCGTAATAATTTCTAAAGCAGATTGTTTACCACTAAAAAAGATACCTGTTGCATCTTCTACATAACTAAGGTTATTTAAAAATCCTAAGCCATCAATACAATTTAAACTAATAAACCATTTGTCAGTAACGTAACTTTGAAACAAGCCGTCTGGACTTAGCCATCCATTAAATAAGGTAACCCCATCACGCTTATAGTTTACAGAGTAAGTGCGCTCATCTTCGCTGTACAAGTCGTCAAAAGAAACGCTTAAATTAGCTTGTAATTCAATTTTTAACCCGCAGCCTCTAATTGCTTCTAAAGTATCATCTGTTTGCGAATACTCTAAACTACATGAGCCGTAAATTTGAGTTGATGACCCAGTGAAAGCAACATTAGAAATCTCTACCCTATGAACTATTGTTTTAACATCCGTAAATTCAAAATAATATTTTAAAGCCATAATTATATTATTCCCAAAGAGCCTCCTAAAGCTCTATTTTGTTTTAAAGTGTTTGATAACACACCTACTAATTTTGTACCGTTTATCTCAAAAACTACATTTTGAAAACCTCCACCACTTGAAGCTCCAAAATTTCCTCCTTGATTGTTTGAGCCTTTTGTTTCGTTAGAACTCGAACCTCTAAAAGACCCACCTTTACCGCCACCGCTCCCACCTGCTGAAAAGTTCCCAATTGCTGAACCTGCTGCACTTAACGCTACTCCTACTCCAATAGCGGCTAATCCTGCGACTATCGCTAAAGGTCCACCCGCAAGAATAGCTAAATCTAATTTCCCTTTTATAACCGCTAGTGTTCCGTACTCAATTAACATTTTACCCATATTAGATAAAAAACTTCCCAAACCTTGTAATATAGTAGCTCCTACTGCGGATAATACATTTCCACCGCTCGAAATAGCGTTCCCAATTGCTGACCCTAGATTACTAAAAGTACTTGCAATTGACCCACTTATAATATTATTTGCATCTTCATTTAATTGTAGTAATTTTAACTTTAAAAGAGCAGCGTTTTCATCAAATTTAGACGTATTAAGGTCAGGCATTATTGTTGGTATAGATTCACTTTGAACATTAGCTAAACCAACTGCATTGGGAAGGGATAAGGCTACTGCTTTTTTTCTACCAACATTCCCAGTGCCTGTACTAACGCCTTCGCTAAAGGATAAACCTACACTTTCCCCAGCCTCCTTAGCTGTGTCTTTTAAAGAATCTCCTAAAGAGGATAATCCTTTCTTTAAATCTTCTGCTGTCTTATGTTCTAAGTGTCCATTAACAGTGGAATCTATCGCTTGGTTAAAATTATCTGCTATTTCACCTCCAGCATCTTTTGCTAATTTAGAAACCTCTTTAGTTAGTCCATTAAAAGAATTGTTAATAGTATCTTTTACTCCTAGTATACCTTCTTTTAACATGTTTAAATCTAGGGTAAGCGCACCTGCTATAACTTTACCTACATTTTTAAACAGACCTATAATATTACTTCCTGCCATTTTTAAATATGCCCATATTGCCTGTGCAGCAAATTTAGCTGTTACCCACATATTTTTAAACCCTAAAACTATATAAGCAATCGCCCCTCTAAGTAAAACACTCTGATTATAAACATCAACAAACGAATTATAAAAGTCCGCAATTTTAGCGATTATTGCATCAAAGTTTTTGTAAACAATAACCCCTAAAGCAACAACCGCAGCAATTATTAATCCTATTGGACCTAACAATATTCCAAATCCAGTTATAAGCGCTGGTATTATCGTAGTTGATAAAAACCCTAAACCAATTAACAAAGGACCTAATACAGCAACTAAAGCAGCTATTATAATTATAATCTTTTTACTTGTAGGGCTTAATGCTACAAACGCTTTCACTAACCCATTTACATAGGTTATAGCCTTTGTAAAATAAGGTAGCAATATCTCACCAAAAGCGACTGTTAACTCTTTAATTGATTCTGAAAATATACGCATTTGGTTAGCTGAACCATCGCTAGTCCTAGTAAAATCTCCTTGTGCATTTTTAGTATTCTCTAATATATAAGCATATCTTAATTGCACCTTTTCGGCTTGGGTCATTACTTGAATGTTGTCAGACATTCCTTTACTTAAAGCAAATTGCTTTAAATTAGCTTCCGTCATTACAATACCAAGCATTTTTAAAGATTCAGTTTCACCTGTAAAAACACCATTTAAAGCAGTTGTAACCTCTTTAATTCCAACGTTTTTAAAAGAAGATAAATCACCCGCTAAACCTACTAAAGAAGTGGATAAATTAGCGGCTTTATCAACTGGTAAACCCATAGATGTAGCCATATCACCAAATAAAGCTGCCATATCTAAAGAAGTACCCTCTGCAATACCAAAACTTTCTAAAGTTGTTTTAGCAAAATCTCTAACTTGTTGCGAAGAACTTTTAAAAGCTACATCAACTTTATTCAAACTCTCCTCAAAATCCGAAGCCATTTTAATAGATGCGCCCCCTAAAGCTAACAAAGGCAATGTTAAATAGGTAGACATATATTTACCTATTTTTGACATTTTCTCGCCTACTTTTTTTAACTTTTCAGACATTTTTAAAGCGTGATCACCTACTTTTGTCAAAGCGTCTTTTGCTTTATCTAATCCCGCTAGTAATTGGTCTACATTTGCTTTTAGCTCTACGCTTAATTCTGCCATTATTTCCTGTTATTATATTCTTCTAATACTTGTTTATAAACCGCTATCTGATTTTCATTTAAACTATTATTATTACTATCGTCTAAAGGGATAAAATCATTCTTTGATTTTGGTAACTTCTTAGGGTCTGAATGCGAACCTATTAAAGATGAGTAAGCAATCTCCCTAACTTTATACCAATTATTTTTTTCAATCCTATGATAAGCATGTTCCCTAATTAAAAACTCCGCCCATGTCATATCATAAGTATAAGACAAAGACGGAGTTCGTAACTCTCCCAGACAAAAAGAAATAACATCACTAGACCAATCTACCTTTTGGGTAATATCTTTTTTTTTGTAGGTATTTTATTTTTTGCAACTGGAACATCTTTTGTCATACTATCTGTAAACGCATTTAAAAACAACGATACACTTTCAGAGCTTACACCCCCAGCACTATCAATTAAATCTATAAAATCGTAAGAATTTAATAAAACATCTTTTCCGCTCCTTTTTAAATTATAAGAATAAGAAGTATGCATTAAGACTGGTATAACTTTAAATGGATTTTTGCGAATATTTTCTTGCAAATCCTCAATAGAGCAGTCTAAATTCTCTAACAATTCACCTAGAAAACCTAAGCCGAAATGAAAACCTATTTTAGTATTATTAAAAATTAATTCTACTTTATTCATATTATGCGTTTGGGTCAACTAAAACTACTAAACCGCTATTCTGTAAAGTACCAGACCACGTAGCAAACTCACCACCACTTGGAGCTGATAAACTTAAATCAGATAAAACAGCGTTACCATACCAACTTACAGGCGTAGTTTGCCCAGTTGTTATTTTCCAGTCTTGATTAGTTCCGTCTATTGTATTTATTTTAGTAAATAAGTAGGCATAGTTAGTTTTTCCAGCTTCATCTAAAATGTATTCACACTCAAAAGAAATCTCCGAACTTGATGAACCCGCTACTCTTTGAATAATACCCGGACTACATTTATCTTGGCTTTCAATTACGTTTGTGGTGAAGTTTAAATCGTTTGATGTCAAACAACCCATTGGCTCGTAAGCATCTGTTCCGTTCCAAATTGATAAAATTAAAACATCCCCTTTTATTTTCGTACTCATTTTATTTTATTTAATTAATTAATTACTACAAATATAGATATTATTTATTACAATGTTTATTTTAATAGTTTTAATTTATAGTTAATTCTAATCTCATTAACTTTCTGAATATATTTTCGTTTTGTGTTATGGTTACAATATCGTTAGGAAAGTCTTGTGTTTGATTTATAACCGTTAAACCACTACTAACGTCTAAAACTAAGTTGTTAGTTAAGTTTCTCACACTGTCCATTATATTGTCCGCTAATAATCTATCCCCAGTATTACCATTAGATTGATAAGAGGTTATAATATCAATTAATATAGATGATTCATAAGAGAACTCACATTTATTAGCCTTTTGTACTTGGTTTGTTTGCGTAGTCATCAATATAAAATGCGCTGGTATAACAC